GCCCTTGCGAGCATCATTCAGTAACTACCAGATACCACTTAAATTGTGAAAACAGGATTCGCTTAATTGTATCTTTACATCTGCAGCTAAAGACAACAGTCATCCCATCAGTTTTTACCGATATAATTCGATCAATTCTAACATATATTCCATCATGACAGTAGTGTAATGGTATCAATGTTCCATTATCTTCGAAGTCAGCTCTGACAGAAATAGGAATCACGCTTTTTCTCCTTTCATTTCAGCTAACGAACATGTTGCATTCACCTTGTTGTCGAGAGAGTAGTTCTACCCTAAGGCCGGAATAGATTGGTCAATCTACAGGTCTGACACTCATATATCTACTGACAAGCTTCCTTTAAATTCAAACCTCATGGTCCCATCGGGATTGACCAAAATCCGATCAACAGTATTATAAAAGAGTGTTTCACTGAACTGAACGATCTTATGCTGGAACCGAAGCGATTCAATATACTGTTTGATCCCGTTCATCTTTGCGATTTGTGCTATTCGCTTCTGCTCCAGGGCCTTCTTCTCTTCCTTGAGTGCATTATATCGGGTTTCGTATTCCCGGAATTGATGATTATAATCCGCTTGCTGTAATGCAACGCGTGAATTGGTATTGATATACTCGGTCATAAAGCTGGCCACTATTCCAATTTCGGTTTGGAGCCTTGCCAATTCAGCATCAAGATCACTGACATCACACAGCCGGGCCATGGTATCCTGACATATCTGGATGATCTCATACTTATTCTCAATCACCCGATTGATCGCTATAACGAAGGCTTCCTGGATGGCCGGGTTCCGAAGCGCGGGCGATTTGCACTCCGTGTTTCTCCTGTGCCGATTGTTGCAGCGCCATACAACCTGATTGTGGCAGGTATTACTCCCATATAGTCCGCCGCATTCAGCGCAGTACAGCTGTCCGGAAAACACATGTGGCGTATAGTTACGGCGGCCCGGCTTGGATCGGTTTTTCATTTCGATTTGCACTGCATCGAACATCTCCGGGTCGATGATCGCCGGATGGCTGTGATCGACGTAATACTGTGTCACTTCGCCCTCATTGATCTTGCTTTTCTTAGTCAGGAAATCCATGCGGAATGTCTTTTGAAGCAGGGCGTCCCCCTTGTACTTTTCGTTCGTCAGGATGCTCTTTACCGTCTCGGCCCGCCAGATTTCCTTCCCTGCAGGAGACGGGATGTCCCTAACAGAGAGATATCTTGCAATGTATGAAGGCGATTTCCCTTCCATAAACAGCCGGTAGATTAGCCGAATTATTTCAGCTTCTTCGGGTACAATCTCAGGCAATCCATCCGCGCCTTTGCGGTACCCGAGAAAATGCTTATATGGCAGAGATACCTTGCCCTCCGCAAAACGCTTTCTCATGCCCCAGGTAACATTTTCCGAGATGGATCGGCTTTCCTCCTGTGCAAGGCTGCTCATGATGGTTATGAGCAATTCGCCTTTGGAATCCAACGTGAAAATGTTCTCCTTCTCGAAATATACCTCGACTCCGATTGCCTTCAGTTTTCGGACGGTTGTAAGGGTATCCACAGTGTTGCGGGCGAACCGGCTGACGGACTTGGTAATGATCAGATCGATCTCTCCTTCCATTGCCGCGCGGATCATAGCGTTGAATCCGTCCCGGTTTTTGGTATCGGTGCCCGATATGCCTTCGTCGCTGAACATACCGGCAAAGACCCAGCCCTCGTGCTCTTGGATGTATTGCGTATAATACGATACCTGATTCTCATAGCTGCTCAGTTGCTCTTCATCATCTGTGGAAACCCGCGCATATGCCGCCACGCGCCGCTTGATTTCTGCCCGGATCGGCGTTGCCGTGTATCGGTTAAGCGTTGCCGGGATCGTTGTTATGATCTTCGATACTGTCGCTTCACTCATGAGATTTCCTCCTTTGTCTCTTTGATGCTTCCTCCCGCATTTCCGGCGTCCATGAATCCTTGCGCGAAGGTGCCTGCCAGTATACCTCCCGTGTCATGCCGTCACGGAAAGTGAATACCAGCTTCCGATTATCACATATCGTGATGCTTTCTATCTGATCCTCGAACATAGCGGGATCAAATTCGGCTATATCCATCGCCTGCGCACAGGCTTGTTCGAGAATTGCCTCCCGGATTTGCTTTGCCGAGCATTTATCCTTGCCGTAGGTCATGTATGTATTGCATTGCCAGGCGATAATACCGTTATTATGCCGCCGTCGAAAATGCTTCCCGCAGCGCTCACATACCAGTTTACCGGTAAAGGGATAGAAAGCATGGTGCCCATGTCCCTCAGGCACCGCTGCCGCGCGTCTCTGAATATCCGCCTGCACAATCTCAAAGGTTTCGCGTGATACAATGGGCTCGTGGTTATTCTTAATCAGGTATTTCGGAAGTTCGCCCTCATTGCGCTTATCCCGCTTTTCCAGATGATCCACGCGAAAGTATTTTTGCAAGAGGAGATCCCCAACGTATTTTTCATTCTTCAGAATCGAACCGATGCAGGACACAGTCCACTCGCCGCCATGCTTCGCCGGTATGCCGCGCGCATTCAATTCCTTGCATATCGCAGTGCGGCCATAACCGAGGCGGCGAAGAGTGAAGATCAGGCGCACAGTTTCTGCTTCCTCCGGAATAACGGTAAATCTGCCGTGATCCATATGATAACCGTTCATTCGTGTGGTAATAGGAATACCAGCCTTGAATTTATTCCGGATTCGCCACTTGCAGTTCTCCGATGCAGAGCGGCTTTCCTCTTGGGCGAATGAAGCGAGGATGGAAAGCATAAGCTCTCCATCCCCAGTGGTAGAATGTAGATTCTCCTTTTCGAAGAACACGTCGATTCCGAGGCTTTTCAGTTCACGGGTCACTTCCAGGAGTGTAATGGTATTGCGGGCGAACCGGCTCACGGATTTGGTAATTATCCTGTCGATCTTCCCTGCCCGGCAATCTGTCAGCAGGCGCTGAAACTCAGGTCGATTTGCTTTGGTACCTGTGCAGGCGTTGTCCGCGTATACCCCTGCATATATCCAGGCGGGATTGCGTTGGATATATGCACTGTAATAACTCACCTGCGCGGATAACGAGTGAAGCATTGCCTCTTTATCCAAGGAAACGCGGGCATATGCGGCTACCCTATCACGCTTCGGAACCTTCTGTAATAATGGTTCTATTTTGCGGATGGTACGATCCATCAGATTTCCCTCCCAGCATTGTCATCGTTTCCAGCCATAGCGGCCCACAAGATAGCATTCCCGGCTGCAGAAAGCCTTATTGCTCGACGCATAGGTGAAGAATTGCTTCCCACAGACAGGGCAATCCTTGATTATGGCGTTATGTTCATGCAGTTCACGATGCTTGTAATTCCAGGCATACCGGCATTTATCTGTGCAGAACCTTTTTCTCGCAGAATGGAGAGCCGTCCCGCAATTTGCGCATCGTCGCACGGTAATAATGCTTAATGCTTCGTTATGACGTCTGGCATACGATTTCAAAGTGTTTGGCGATACATCGAGGATAGTCGCTATTTCAGAAAAGCTCTTGCCCTCTTCGCGCAGTGCCACTAAACGGTCAACTGGAAATGCTGCCATATTCACATCCTTCCCGGCATAAATGCCATAGTATTCAAGATGGCGGATCGCTATGCGCTCCATCCTGTCCTGTCTGTGTTATAGGAAGAGTCGCGTTTTTGCAAGGCTTTTCATATCGAAAAAGAGGCATAAATTTCGCGGCATAGATTGCTTCAAGTACGCAGTAATCAGCCTCGTCGATGAGACGGCGTTCAAACATATCCATCAAAAAGGAGATAGCGACAATATATTGGAAAGGTTGTTTTGCTCGTGTTTGCATGGATTAAATTCTCCTCCCGTACCGCCCGGCAAGATAGCAATCCCGGCAGCAATATACCTTATGACTGGACGGATAACTGTAAAACGACTTCCCGCAATGAGCGCACTTCTTAAGAACGGCGTTGTGTGCATTGAGTATCCGGTGTGTGTAGTTCCAGGCATATCGGCAGGTATCGGAGCAAAAGCGCTGCTTCCCTCGCGCGAACATATTGCAGCCGCAGAAGGAGCACACGGATTTTGTCTTGGATGCTTCTGCCGGATGACGCCTGGCAAAAGACTTGAGCGTATTGCGGGATACACCGAGAATCTGCTCCATCTGTGCGTAACTCATACCGGCCCGCCGCAAAGAAATAAAACGATCCACAGAAAACGCTGGCATAAGCCCTCCTTATAAAACAGTTTGTGTGTAGTCGTGTACCAACTGAGGGAAAAAGAAAGCCGGTTGTACCGATTTCTCGATACAACCGAGAGAATTTAGAGTCAGATTATCTTGGAGAAATTGCCGGAAATCCAGCCCACTTGCTCGTTTACCACGACAGCGAACCAGCCGTTCTCGGCGGTGGCGACGTAAGGCAGCTTGGTGCCATAGGGCAGAATGACGATCCGGCCATACTGCGTCCCGTTGCCCTTCCGGATATTCACGTTCAGACCGGTCACTTCGACCTGCTTGCCGGGATTCTCCGGCGCGGGATCGGTGCTGGGATCGGCACCGGCCTTCGGATTAATCGCGGCCATGAGCGCCTCACGGGTCTTTTCGTCATAGATGCCGGTCTGATCCAGGCCCGCTTTCTTCTGGAATTCGCGCAGGGCTGCCTCGGTATCCTCTCCGAAATCGCCGTCGATTCCATACGGCCCCAGGTCATACCCCAGGGCGGCCAGCGCCTTCTGCATGGCGGTCACATCCGCGCCTTCGGCACCCTTCGCAATGACGCCGGGCTTGGCGGCATCGGTGCCGGGATCGCCCGCGCGTTCCTTCGCCGCGTTGGAGCCATCCGAAAGCACGACCACGGTATGGCCCTGGGTGCGCGTCACAAGAATGTCGCCGCGCAGGAGATTCGCGCTTTTCTTGGTGTGGGCATCATCGGTGAATTTCTCGAAGGCCCCGGTCGCCATGAGGACGCTGGCCTGGTTGGTCGTGCGGAAGGAGCCGACAGAGATTCCGGCGTAATTCACGCAGACGCGCACGAGGGCGGAGCAATCCGTTTCCACGTCCTTCGTCACCTTGGAAACATCGAATCCGTACTGCTTGGCGTCATTGTACAGGGTGTCGCGCTGGTACTGATCATAACCGACATGTTTGTTGTCGCAGGCGGCCTGCATACAGCGGGCAATCCTTTCCCGCGCCTCGGCGCTCTTGGCGCGAAGCAATACCCACCCCTTGGTGTGGGCATACCAGGATTGAGTGGAAACCTCCTTGCCGGTCTGATCCCCGGCAGCGCCGCCGTGGGCCTTTCCGTTTTCATCGATCCGGGCCGATCCGATTTTCACAGACATAATGAATCCCTCCTGTCAAAATAGGCGACGGTCATTCGCCGTCGCCATGGTCGTTCTTTTCATCGCGGTTGTGCAGCTGTTCCAGGATTTCCCGGAGTTTATCCGGGATGGGCAGCCCGATGTAGGCTGCGTTCTCCAACAGGCTCAATCCCTCGTTGGAAAGGTAGAAGGCAATCACGGCCCCGCGCAGTGCCGATCCCTGGCCCACGACATGGATGTCCAGGATATTCGCCACGCCCACGAGCATCAAAATGAGAACCTTTTTGCAGATTCCCTTGAAGCCCACCGCCGAGGACAATTTCTTGTCCATGATGGCGCACATGAG